GCCAGCGATGGACGCCAACATGGAGATAAGGGCGGTCAGCGAGGCACCGAGCAGCCCCATCACCGCCGCGATCTTTTCCGAATCCAACGCAAGGCTAGACAGCACGCCAATCACTACAATGATGGTGATGTATGCCAGTCCGTGTTTGCCGATGGCCTTACCGGCTACATCCTTTGCGCTGCTGTTGGCTTCAAGGCGTTGTAATTCAGCCTTGATCTGCACCTTGAGCAGTTCAATGTCCTCGCTCATTTGAGTGCGTCCAACAACATCAAGGCCATAGAGCCTAACGCGCCAAGCAGTACGATGATGATGGCACCGCCGACCTTTAGCACAAGGCTTTCTAGTCGCTTGAGACGAGCGTTAATTGCCTCGTATCGCACGGCGCAAACATCAATGTGACTGGTTACTTGCACTTCTAGTTCCTGTACCGTCGTCATCGTCGTCCCCTACTGCTTAACTTCGTCCGGTTTTGGCAGGTACGGCTCTACCTGCGCCTTCAGTTTCATCCACAACGGATGCGCTCCCTGCGCGGTCGGTAATGACCCGAGCAGGTTTACGATGGCTACGGCTTCTTCAACCGATACCTTCAGTTCTAGTTCCGTCATGGCGTTACCCACGGCAACGGCGGGCTGACAATCGGCGGGTTGATCTGGTTCTGAATCTGCTGCGCCACCGCCGCCTCTGTTGCGTCCTTGTCCACGCCGTTTGCCCAAATCCATCCGAGGACTTGATCTTGAGTCAAATCAGCATAGGGCGTGAATGAACCCTCTGGTGCAGGAACAGCACAAGTGCTATAGACGCTGCCGCTGAATTGGTTCACGAACGAACCCGCGCAAGTCCAATGCACGTTAAACACCACATCCGAGTTGCCGCCCTCGTTCGGGTAGCAATCCATCGCGGTGACAGACCATGTATAAACTACTGAATCAGCCATTTTACTTTGCCTCCAAATGCGCCACTCGCGCACGCAATGATTGAATTTCTTTCACTAACATGGGAACCAGTTTGCTGTAGTCAACGCCCCATGCGTCGGTTACTTCCTCGCCATCGTCGCCTACCTTCACGGCTTCTGGCGCGACTGCGTGTAGGTCTTGGGCAATAACGCCATAGCGAACATGGCCGCCCGCCTTCCAGTCGTGCTTAACGATTTGGATTGAATCAACAACTGCGCCGGAATCATCAGCCAAAGCAATGTTTGACTTTAGGCGACGATCAGATGATGTTCCATAAGTAGTCGCAGATCCGCTAGTACTGATGTCTCCAACCAGTCCATTTGGGTTATAAAAACGAAATTGAGAAGCGGAGCCTGTTGTGTCGCGTTTATTGGTGAAAATGCAGTTGCTAGCACCTTGAATTGTAGGAATTCCTGAAAACGTCTCATTCGCGGTTGAATTGCCAACCAGAAAATCCCCACCCGCCGTGATCCTTGCACGCTCGGTGTTGTTGGTATAGAAAGTCATCGGGCCAGAAAGCGCATTGTTCAGTTTGACTTCTGTTGATGCGCTAATAAATGCCATTGACGATACTGCGCCACCATCGCTGGAGCGTAAAAATTGAACGTATCCGTCTGTCCCTACACCACCAAACTGAACACCGCCATTAACTTGCAGTTTTGTCCCCGGACTGCTCGTGCCGATGCCGAGGTTGCCGGATGAGTCAAGGCGGAGGCGTTCTGTTAAGTTTCCACCACTAGGTCTAGTGGAAAAAGACATAAACCCTTCGTTCGTAGCATCACTTACCGAAACAAAGTTAATCTGCCCAATAGTTGACGCTGAAGCATCTAGCGCATTTATTTGGGAATAAACATTTGCGCCAGTATTGGTGTTCTGTAACTGTAAAACCGCCCCGCCCGCTATTCCCGCACCAGAATAAGCCGTAGCACCGTTACCGTATACCCGAAGGGCTACTTCCGCTGATGAATTTTGTACCCTTGCATCGCCACCTGCCACATCTAACTTATACGACGGACTGCTCGTGCCGATACCGACGTTGCCGGAGGAGTCAATGACGGCTCTGGTTGCGCCGTTGTAAAATTCAAGCGCCCCTGTTGAGGTAAGGGTGATGTTCTGCCCAACTGACCAAGTAGCAACGGTGCTTTGTAAGTTAAGTTGAGCGTTCTGCCCTGCACCAGTAGATTGAATACGAGCAACACCAGCGTTACCAACCACATCCAACTTATACGCCGGACTGCTCGTGCCGATGCCTAAATTTCCAGACGCATCTATCCTGCAACGCTCTACGCCGTTGGTCGCAAAAATCATTGGATAGGCAGCGTTGCCGTAGATGATCGTGGAGTACGCCGTCAGTCCAAAGGTTGAACCTGTCGAATCTTCCTGACCAAAATAAGAACTCTGAACGCTATCAATCATGCGAATGTAATTCGCACCTGTGGACGTTGAGTTTTGCAGCAACAGACCGTTCGCAGCCGTGGATTTAATTGTCCCTGCGACTTCCAGTTTTTGCCCCGGACTGCTCGTGCCAATGCCTAACCCGGTGGATGTGAGGCGCATCTGCTCTGTGTAAGCCCCGTTAGTTGCTGACACACCCCAATACAAGTACCCACTGGCATAGGTGGCAATTTGCCCCCACCCGTTATCTGCGTTATTTCCAACAAAATCTAAACCATAAACATTGCCCGCACCGCTGCGCCATCTTTGCGCTACTTGTTGACCAGATGCGGCATAAACAATTTCAACTGGCGCTGACGGACTGCTCGTGCCGATGCCTAACCCGGTGGATGTGAGGCGCATTTGTTCTGTACTGTTTACCCAGAATCGCATGAAATCGCTTGTATGAGAATAAGAGATTGCACCGGCATAGGTAGCAGAACCAGTCGTTGAGTCACCCCATTGGATGTAATGTTCTTGCGAAGAACTTGCCCACAACTGCAAGCCGCCAGCAGTAGAACCAGCAACACCAACAGACAGACCAATAGTCCCTGCATCGCCATAAGACGATGAGCCAACACCAAATGAAGTTCCATTAAACGTCAGCGCCGATCCACTCGTCGCCACCTTGCTGCCGTTCAGATACAGCACGCCGTTGGCCGTGCCGCCGGAGAGGGTGGGGTTGGCAGAGAGCGTCAGAACGCCAGAAGAAGTTAAACGCGCAGTACCACCGCTAGTGCTTAATTGTGTATATCCAGAAGTTGAATTTATTTCTACGTTACTTGACGAATCCGCATAAACGTAACCAGTTAGCGAACCTTGAGCGCCAAATGCTAAAACCGAACCTCCGTTAGAAACAGTAAGCGGATTGTTGATAGAAACTTCAATACTGTTTGCAGCAGGGCTTAATCCAGAGGTTCCCCCAACAAGAACGTTTCCGTACGGGTCAAAATCTACCCGCCGAACTCCATCGGTAGTAAAAGCAACTGTGTTTGCAGCGGGCAAATACATGCCGTTGCCAGTCACCGCCCCGCCTGTTGGAACAAACTTAGCAGCAAGCGAGTTACCACTCACTGTCAAAGATCCAGAAGTTAGGGTCGTGATGTTGGCCGAGGAGATGCTCAGATTGCTGATGACAATGCTGGTGGCCGTCAGGTTTGTTACCGAAGCCGAAGTGAATGTAGCCGTCGTGCCGGAGAGCGTGGTGATATTGGCCGAAGTGCTGGTTAGCGTGCTAATGGTCGCAGAAGTAGACTGCAACTGAGTGATATTGGCTGAGCCGCTAGAGAGGGTCGTAATCCCTGCCGACGTACCCGTGAGGGTCGTGATGGACGCGCTGGTTGCTGTGAGGTTCGTGACCGTGAAACTGTTCGTTCCAAAGTCAGCAATGTAGTTAATGCCGTTGACGATATCCGTGCCGTTCGACACAAGGACCATCTTCTTACCCTGCGGCACCGAGACGCCCGTCTGACCCGTTACCTTGACCGTGACAGCGCCGGTCGAGTTGTTGAAGATGAAGTAGAGTTTCTTGTTGGACGGAACGATCAGGTTGGTGTTTGTGCCACCGGTTCCCGTCAACTCAATGTACATGTTACGGGCGACACCGGTCGCGCCGTTCGGGATGGTGATGGTCGTGTCCGTACCGGTTGAAACCGCTTGGGTCACATAACCAGAGATGGCCTGCTCGATCAGGGTACCGAGATTGGTATTAGTCGTGTTACCCCATGTACCGGCTTGATCGCCAGTACCGATCAGTTCAAGGGCAAGATTAGTGCTGTATGTACTCGGCATCTTTAGTCACCTCACGCCGCAATCTGAGTCCAGTCAGGGTTTTGCGACGTTCCAATTTGTGTCCAATCCGGTGTTTGGGTAGTACCAATTCCCGTCCAAGTCGGAGTCTGGGATGTGGTAATATCTGCCCAAGCAGCGCTCTGTGCGGTTCCTATATCAGTCCAGTTCGCGTTCTGGTTCGTGTCGATTATAGTCCAAACATTGACAGTGCCGACGACCCCCGTCGCGGATACTCCAGAGAGTACAACATTTGCTCCGCTAGAAGTAGTGACGGTACCAACCGCACTATCGGCCTGTACTCCAGTGACGATGGCAACGATACCAACGCCTACCGAAACCGTCCCAACTGCCCCGGTTGCTTCAACACCGGTAACAGCTAAAACCTGATCCGTAACAACAGAAACAGTGCCGACCGCGCCCGAAGCCGACACGCCAGCAACGATAGCCAGCGCCGCAGCAGCAACTGCTACATCACCAACTTCACCTGTTGCAAACTCACCCGTGACCGGTACGACAGCCTGCGCTTTAACAACGACCGTACCAACGGCACCGGTAGCCTGAAGTCCTGTAACCGCCAGAACCTGATCTGTCCTGACAAAGACCGTACCGGTTTGACCTGAAGCGGCAACCCCAGTGACCGGGATATTAGTGTCGGCTGCGACCGTGACATCGCCTATCTGTCCAGTCGCTTCAAGCCCGGTGACGGATATGACCTGATCAGTGACGACAAAGACGGTACCCGTCTCGCCCGTGGCCTCAACGCCAGTAAGGACCACATTCGCTGTTGCGATGACAAAGACATCGCCAACCTGACCTAGAGCTTCTACGCCAGAAACTATGGCAATCGCAGACGCGGCAATTTCTACCGAACCGACTTCACCAGTCGCGGTAACATCAGAATGCCCTACGCCCCAACCTTGCTCGCCCCAGCCTACGCCAGAAGCGTTCCAACCGTCGAAGGCGACAATAACGCCTGCCACGGCTATTACCTAATTACGCGATGCGGAGGATCGCAGTAGTCGAAGCAGCAGCCGGGAACTGGATGGTGAAGTTGCCAGCGGTCGAGGTTTTATCCCCACCAAACGCTAACACCGCAACAGCCTTATCGCCTTGGGTCGAGTTATAAATCAAAGCACCGTTGGCCGTGATCGTAGCCGAATCCCACGTAACGTCATCAAAGTCGAGCCACGCCGTCGTGCCCGTCGATGTCGGAACCTGAGAAACAGTCAGCGTCTTACCGCCAGCCGTGTAGTTTGTGCCCGAAGATGACACTTCGTTCGTCGCGCTATAAGCGGTCGTTGACGCATCCAAAGTGGCTGACGAAGTGTACAAAGCAATCTTAAATACATCTGCAGCCGTCGAAGCACGGATCACGCCCGTACCGAAGTTATGGATACCGTCAAGGATCTCGACCTTGAACGAAGTGGTCATGGCTTGAGAAATGGCCATCGTTAATCTCCTAAACGCTTTGCAGCGTCACTAAAACCGTTTTCAACCAATACGCGCCGCGCATCCTGTATAGCGGAGTCTTGCGCTTCTTGCAGGTACTTCAGCAGTACCCGTTTTAAATCTTCTTCTGTTTCAGTACGACGGATTCGGTTCATCGCACGCTCAGCAATCTCTTCCGGGGTATGCGCCCGGTTGCTCGTGGTCTGTACAAACACCTGACCAATCTCTGACCCTGCACTAAACATTAAGTCACCGGAATCCTAACCTGACCAGAACGATACGCATCCTGACGATCCAACCCATCGCCCAGACGTTTGAGAAGGCCAAGTGCCTCCTGATATTTCTGCTCGTAATACTGCATCATGTCTGCCTCACCTTTTAGGTAGGTATAGGCTTCGCGTAGCGAGCCATAAAGCAGGACAGACTCAAAATTATCACCCAGCCACGAAGTCGAGTTCGTTACGATAGATGCCGGGTAATAAAAGTAGTGCAGTTCAGCCGTATAGTTTGCATCCGGGGTTGGCCCCAGAATCATCGTACTATCGTCAAATATAGCGTAATACTTAGGCTTACCTGAAGTAGCCGGGAACGGGTACGAGGCTCGGATGAAGTTCACATCCTTATTGAGCAGGTACTCGTACTCGCCCGTAACCGGAGTAATGACCGCCATCGAGAACGTCGAAAGCCAATCTGAGGGCAACGAGAAATATTGGAAGCCCTGTGTCATGGTTCCCGTGACGTTCTTACGCAATGCCGGGAGTTGGACGCTGTTATAAATCCGCTCTTCTGCAACTTGCACAAAAGTCGGGATATTCGCCACGAAAGAGGTTTCCGTGGACTGACAGTAATCCTGAATCAGTTGTGAAAGCTGCGCGTAATTCATCGCGTATTAACTCCAACCTGCACGAACTTTGCCGTTGTACTGCAAGTTGATCTGGGACACGAACTTCGTACCCTTGGTGGCAGCGCCAGCACCCTTCATCTTCATGTGGGTGACGCCCTTGTTGACATCCTTCTCAGGATAGCCGTTCTCACCGGTAGGGTCGGTGTTCGGCTTGATCTTGCCCATATCTTTCATGGCAATTACCTCGGGCCAGAAGAGCCGCGCATCGGGCTGCGCTGGTTCATCACCTTCGCCATACCACGACCGTACTTCTTCATTTCGCTGTTGGTCTTACCACCAGCACGCATCTTGTGCATAGACTTCTCGTGCCTACGCACTTCTTCCTTAGCAATTTTACGCATTCCGTCTTTCATCTCAGTCTCCTAGGTCGTACTGATTGTTACCGTACCCACCTGCCCCTGTCCTATAAGGGTATTGGGGGTCAATCCAGCATCGTCGGCTCTCGCCCCACCTACAGGGTTCCAGCCCCATTGTATCTCACGGCTACCGTTGGCACCGTCATTACCTATCTCAAAGTAGCTCGTATCCGGCCTTGGATTCCGCAAAGCCTGCGGGTCGTCCACGGGATACAAACCAAGTGATAACTGCGGTTGATCCGGCTCCCAACACTCCGGACAGACCAAGATATTGACGTTCTTGGTCTTGATCACCAAAGACTTCAACTGGCGAAGCTTGTACTGAAAACCACACCGGTCGCACATAGCGATGGCGTGCTTGCCACTTGCAAACCTGTTCGGCATTAGTAGCCACCTAAGAAGCTCTCACGTGGGACAAACCGTACCGCCGCCTTTTCACGATCCTCGCCAGCGGCTAAATCCCAAGCCTCGTTGTACTCTGCTTTTAGAAGCGTAGTACGCGCATCTGCGCCGGGGATCTTCATCGACAGCATGTAGGCCAAACCCGCAACCATGCAGGGCAAGAATCGAAACGGGACATCCTGACCGTTGGAGCCGTTTCCAACATCGAACATCCGACGCAGCCGGGTGTAGTACAGAGTCCAAGTCGTGGTGTTGTCTGGCTTCGGCCATACCGTGAACTGCGGATAGACCACGACGTTATCGGCACCTGTTGCGCCCGTGCGACGGTTAATCCAAATCTGAATCGGACGACCGGTCGCGTTCTTGTTCGGGATCGAAACGTAGGTGCTGGACGAAATACGGGTGATGTTGATGTCTTGCTGGTTCGTACCCGTACCCGTACGGATTACGTGGTCAAGAAGATCAACCGTGTCCACCGGCAAATCGTAGGTGCCTTGGTTGTAAGTCAGGACATGCGTGCCCTGCTCAAGAGTCCACAGGTTGATGCCACGGTTAGCCCAGTCCATCAGAAGCAGCGACAGACTACGCTTGGCCGTACGAAGATCGTATCCCGTACGCAGTTCCGCACCACAACGCTCGAAAGCCTCCTCCACAATCGTGTTGAGGTCGAGATTGAAGTCAGTTGTAGCTGTAGTCTTGTC